TTACGAGTTATCTCGTTATAAAAGTGTGATCCTAACATCAAATACTCCCTGTAAAGTTACCAAATTCACCGAAGGGATTACCTTCGCTCCAATCAATTATATTGTCAGCAGCATCTTCAATTGCCCTGTTATCATCATACTCACTATTTGTATCCTGTAGAGTATCAAAGGTTGAAACAACCCAGACTGCACTACTACTGTCTCCAGTGAGTGACTCTCCAGTAGCAAATGTACCTGTACGATTTATAACCTGAATAATCCTAGTAGAATTATCCCAAGACTTAACCTCTGCCTCAGATCCAGATGTAGCACCTGTTACCTTCTCACCTACTGTAAAGTCTCCTGTACCACCTACACCCATTGTAAGAGCAATAGCACTAGAGAATATAGTTTCTAGTTGATCTATCTCAGCAACACCAGTAGATATGTCATCACTACCATACTGATAAAGCTCACAAGTCATAGTATAAAATTGGAGTTTACCAAACTGATAGAATGGTATCTCCTGTTGTACGAATTTTATTTCATACAAATCTTTTGTTAATGGGAAGTATAAAAGATCTCCTTCGTTTGGTCTATTAGTTACTGTCAGAGTAGGATTATTAGCAGCAACTGCTTCATCCCATCTACGACTAGAGACTCTGAATACTACCTCATCTGTTATTCTTACACCAAACTGACTGACAAATTCTGCACCATCTCCAAATCCCTCTACATTCTGTAGAAGCATTTCTACTTGAAACTCATCCTGATACTTATTAAAAACAATATCGTCTAATGTATTATCTTTAAGGATAGTCCTTGGTAGATAATAGATATCAGTACCAAACATCTTAATCTGTTCATCGACAAGATCTTGATACAAGGTCTGCTCGCCAGCATCACCTGCGTAATAAGTTGGGAAATAGGGATTAGTAGCCATGTTAACCTATCATATCCATTGGTGGAAGTGCATACTTACTGAGAACTTCACCTTCTATCATCCTTAAATCAGATTGACCATCTTCAAATATCTGTCTACCATTAAGTGTTACACCGCCAGGTAATTTAACATCATTATATTTGATCAAGTTTTGACCCCACTGTTTCTTCATAAGAGCAGTAGCATATCTTTTCACAAAGATATCATTATACATCTCAGTAGCATCAGTTGGATCTAACAGACGATGACACTCAATTAAGAGGTGTTGGCCTGTTTCAAGAAAGTCCTTATCAATATCTAAGTACAGACGATCACGACGTTGTGTAAATCTGAACTGTTGGAAGGAACCATTATTCAAAACCATATCTAGTGTTTCAAGATATTGCTTTGTCATATAATAATTAAGAATATCAAGTGATCCAAATGCATATAAGTCATTCAAGAACATTCGATATTCGATACCAAAAAGATTGGAACGGATGGAGTTACCAACCATTCCAAATACTTTACTAACACCAACTACATGAGATGGTACTGGTATATAATTTGTTGATTCATTCCAAGTGGTTGTTACAGCACCCTCTGTGACAGTAGAATCTGTCCATGCAGCAAGACGAGTTTTATCATCAGCAGTTAGTTCATGCTTCAGATAACAACGCTCCATGCCATTATAACAATTCTCCTGAAAGAACTGAAATGTGTCATCAATTACGTTATTGACTTGCTCATCATCAATGTTGACCTGTAGCACAGGTTCACCCAATTGCCTCTTACAATAAGTTATAAGATCGGTCTTACTTGCAGGTGATGCCATTATTAACCTATATTACCTTCCTTCTTATTTAGGAAGGAGCATCTCCAGTAGATTCTGGAGATACTGCTGGTGCTTCATCCTTAGACTCAGGATTAAGAAGTTCAATAGTTTCTAATCCCCCAGTCAATTTTGTTTTATATTCTTTTGCTTTCTCTAGATTTTGTTCTAGTTCTCTTATCTGAGCATCAGTTTTCTCGATTTGCTCAGTAAAATTCTTTTTCAATTCTGCTGGATCCATATCTAATCAGGGTATAAAGTTATAGTTTATCACAAATCTAGAATTTTGTGTAGGCTTGCTGCTTGCGTGGAAACGCAGGCCATCAAAGAATACACAACGTCCTTTCTTTGGTGAGACAGTAGTATTTATACCATATTCTCCAACGGGATCTCCGTACATCTTCTCACTAAAGTACGTATCTCCGTCACTGTCATTTACATAATAAAGACATACATTATGAAAATCTGGTATATCAACATGCATCTGATCATACTCATGCTCTCTGACTCCAGGTGTTTGTAAGAAACATCTTGCACGTAACACCTTTGAGATATTTAATTTTGCATTATCACATGCTTCATATACAAGTGGCATTAATAATCCACTGAAATCACTACATGACTCTCCATTAAGAATAAACATATGAGAGAATCCTATCAGTTGATGATCACCATCCTCTACAAGGTTATCATGGTAGACCCATCTAAAGTCAGTATTAAACCTAAGAGTATCCTCTACTGTATTTTGATATGACTTATCAATACAATCATCAATAATGCTCTTCATCTGGCCCCTCCACATCCCATGCAATATTACCTGCCACAGTTATTCTTTCTTTATCTGTAGAGTAATAAGGATATACAGCGTGCATTGTAGTTGAAGGAAATAAAATAAGAGTACCATTCCATGAACTATCTAATGGCAATACATCCTTCTCTAACTGTAATCCACCATTACTCATATGAGTATCTCTCTCATCAGATCCATATGGTATATCAACAAATATAACAAAACTAGCAATACCAGCATGACTATGCATAGGATTATATTCTCCTTTTTTCTGATAGTTAACCCATAAACTCTTGAGTCTCATATACCTAGTTGGATCTTTACAAGTATTAAACTCCCAAGGACATGTCAAATATATGTCATTCCATATCTTATTAGTATTGAATAACAAATAATCTTCTAAATCTGGACACTCTAATTTATGATCATTTAAACTTGATTGTTGATCTAGAGCACCTGCCAACTTCCAATTATAATCCCACACCTCATCATGTCTTCTCTTCTCACAATAAGCACGAAGATCTGAATATATTGGTGCTGGCATCTTCTCTGCAACAAAAGTTAAAGCCTCTTGTTTTTTAATACTATCGTCCATAATACAAATCTGCACTTAGTGAGTAACGTTTTTCATTGTCCATTCCTCTACCTGGTATATGTGGAAGATTAGATGGAAATATAAACCAAGTTAACATCTTATTTGGTAAAAAATATGATGGCCTACCTGGCATTGGAAACATTGTAGTTCCAGATGATTTTGTAAATTTTAGATACATTATACCAGAAAGTGTGTATGGATTCTCACTATTATGAGCGTGCATATATGGTTCTTTACTATTTTCTTTCCAGTCAACATATATCCAAGAATTTATTTTAAAATCAAATACATCCATATCCCAATATCTAGAACATGAATCATAATATGACCATCTCAATTTCTGAATTACTGGTAGATCACAATCTAAAAAATTATCTTCTGTCTTAACAACAGTAGGATTACTTTGGTATCTAATATTATCAATAAAATCTATCAGAGTATCTAACTCATCATTATCTAATTGACATGGATATTCTTTAATACCTAATACCATTTTCTAGTTGTCTGACTTATTATATGAGAATGTATCTTGGGATCACAAAAAGAAAACGCAATGGTTGTTCTTATATCATTCCCAATTAAATCATTAGGAGGGTGTCCTTTGTGTTCCCAATTAGAAGGAATAAATGCACCTGTATTTGGTATGTATGGTGTGTAATGATAAACACCATCAGGACTTTGAGCAACAAACTCACCACCCCATTCTATATTCCAATAATGTTGATTGAAATAAATGAATGTCCATACATCATCTTCCTGAAAATCTCTATGAAATACTGTATCCTGTCCAGCAGTTTGTCCATTAACATGTATCTTACATAACTTTAATGGCCTTCTAAGATGTTTCATCATCTTCAACTTAACTGTAGTAGCACACTTTTCAAAAATTAAATCTGTTCTTAATGGATGTTGCCATGATATAGGATCACCCTTTCCATAAGATGCATTATTATATGTCCATGTTGCAAGACTATTAATAGCAGGTGACTTACGATCAAAGTAAGGATACAATGCATCTATCTCATTCCTTGGAAGAACATCATATATTACTATTGGTTTATTCATGCTCCCCACCATATCCATCCTGTAAGAATATATTTTTCATGTTCTTCTGATATCTGTCCTCTATGTTTGTGAGTTAAACAAGCAGGAAATATAACTGTATTACCTTTCAATGCTCTAACAGTATAATCTTGATAGAAGAACTCTGTACCACCATTAGGAACATCATTCAAGTATGTGATATAAACAAATGCTCTATCACATCCATCTAAACCAGAACCATCTACATGCCATGTATAGAAACCTTCTCCTGGCCTATAGTATTGTATCTGAGGTAAATTCTTTTTAACAAATTCTATATTCTCTATTTGTAATGTTTCAAGATAATCATCAATAAACTCATCCAATTCAGTATGATATAAATCATACTTAAAATCATCTGGTTTACCAAGTTGTCCAGCATCATCTAAAGAAAAATCTGTACTCCTTTTAATATCAGGAATAATACTTCCACCACCTACTCTACCAGGATATGTTAATGCCTTGCTATTTCCTCTATTAAAGAGGTCTATCATAGCATCACAAATGGTAAGATCCTTTAATTGATATTCTCTAATAAATTTCATTTATATGGAGGCCCCTGTACCCATCCTACTAAAGATTTTCTACACCCAGAAGTAACTTCTCTTACTCTATGTGGTGTATCACCCATGAACATTATAACATCTTTTTTCTTCATTGGGATAACTTTCTTTTCATCAGCAAATAATTCAAACTCACCACCTTCAAAATCATCATTTAATAAGACAGTAAAACTTATCTTTCTTATTCTATTACTCTGTCTCTTACCTTGAAACCAATTAGATTCATCTATATGCCAATCATAATAACCACCTACTTCATACAAAGTGTCTTGTATAGGTTCAATAAAATCAACATCATAATTCCATTCACATTTTTCATTAGCAAATCTAACCATTCCATCCATTAATCCATAGAGACGTTCATCATCTATAAAGCGAGATTTGGATTGTCTATTTACTTTATCGTAAGCACCAACCTTAGAATCTACTCCTTCAACTTTAGATAATTCATAATCATCAATAGGTTTATTATTACGATCTTTACCTCTAGCAGTTTTAAGTTGCTTCTCTATTAAATCAAAATATTCATCTTCCATTTTGATTATAATATATTGAGTTCTAAATGAATTCATTTTTGACAGACCATTATATGTACACCATTCCACCAACTATTAGGATCTTCTGGAATGGAAGTTAATATCTTTCTATCAAAGAGAACTTTTAATTCATTCTCTTTTATCCAGATATTTGCTGCTTCAACAACACCCATGAAATTAGCATCATCAATTACAATTATAAATTGATCATCCATAACTGTATAAAGATAAGTTAAATTATCATAGGTTGCTTGTGGATCATGATCAGCATCATAGAAAATAATATTTGCTTTCTTACCGTGGAACATTGGAAATTTAAGTTCCTGAATTGCCTTGGCATAAAAATGCTGATTAGGTCTCAATGATCTAAGAATAGTATTCTTAGGATTAGTCATTTGATAACCTTTATGGCCTAGAGTTACCTTCCCATCAGATTTAACATCTTCATCACGGAATGGTGATATATTTTCTTCTGAATAATTATCAATAGCAAATGAAGTTATATCATGTCCCATCGTAGCAGCAACAAAAGTACTACCAGCATGAACACCTAATTCCATATAAACAGCATCTTCTTTTGAACAAAGATTGTTTAAGAAGTGCCTTACTATATTTGATGATAGTCCAGGAATATCATATCCCTCTTCTATAAATTTACTTTCTCTTCTTACTGCTTTATCAATAGAATTGAGAACTAATTCAATATCTTTATCCATAGTTCTTTCATTCTTTTTCATCCTAGAATGGATGACTGAATCACAGTAGTTACAATCCCAACAATCGAACTTACAAGTCTTAATTTTATTTCGCCATATATCAATTGGTTTTTCTTCTAATGTAGTATCTTCAATATACTCATTAAACTCTGGATATAATAATTCTTCATCATCAGCCCATCTCTTGATAATCTCCATAGATTCCATTAGACGCATAGCATTCTCTCTACCATGCATCTTAAATACATCTATACCAAGATCAAGAAACTCTTGCCAGTCTTCTTTCCAAGGTGGAATAGTTGCTTGCTTTAAAGCATTAGCAGGATCTTTCTCATCCCATCCAGAACAAGAAACTCTACTAATAGCATCATTAAAATATTGTGGTTGTTGTTTACTTCTAACACTATTGTAATGATAGTGTTCTGGCATGATCGGACATCCACCCCAACACCACTCATTAGCAAGTAATGATATCTTAACTGGTTTACCTATCTCAGCACAATATTCTTTTGCTTTTTTAATTCTTAGTAATTGATCATGATCTCTCATTAGATCACGATCTAAATTGATATAATTAAATCCTGCTTTTGCTAGATTAACTATTTCATTTGCTCTTGTTACTTCTCTGAGTATAGTATTTTTAATATAGAGTTCTGGAAATTCTTTCTGTATCTGTCCAGTTAACAACCATGTTGTATGAGGTATCGTAGCAATACGAACACCCATATCATATACTGCTTTAAAATTCTGAATAAAAAGATCCAAATTCTTTTGATTAGGAAGAACTTGAATATTATTAAATGTTGCTGATAATGGAATACCTGTTTCTTGAGAAACATAGAGAGCATTGAATGTTGTCTCTCTCATATCCCCATCAATAGTATCCCCCATTGCGTCTTGAACGAATGGAGGCATCCGACATGTGAAGTATATGTCGTAAATATGTTTCTTATACTGATTCAGGAACGGTATAAAAGTTCCTGTTACAAAATCTTCAGGTAATTTTGTATTCAGCGGGATCGAGAACCTTTGTACCATATTCATCTAGAACTTTATTAATAAAAATACCTTCGTTGTCACTATGTTCCACTAAGAGATGCTTGTTCTCCATTGCGATTTTTCTGAGCTCTACTCTGTCCAAATCCTTATCTTTATTTTCAAGATTGTACTTATCATACATCATGAAATGTACAATAGGCAGAAGCTCATCATACCGTTCTGCATCAGCGTGCCAAACACCTGCCATCTATTTTTCCCCCTCTTTTAAATGTAGCTGTCCTGTATATTTATGCGCCTCAAACTTGGGCATTGTTATACCTTCTGATTCTATCTGTGCTTGTATAGCAGGACCGAATGTTTTATTTAATTTATCCATACCACCACCAACAAGAGCAGAGAATTGTATTGCTACTTCTAAACATTTAACTTGATCCTGTTCTGGCATATCCAAAATAGAAGTCATGTTACCAGTACCTATTCTACCATAGGATACAATATCCATAGCAGCCTGTTTACCCATACGAGCAATCCAGTATATTCTTTCTTCGTCTTCTTGTTCTTCTATGAAATATTCTAAAGGATGCTGTTCATCAACATGCTCATGAACAACTTTCAAGAAATGTGTCATTTCTATTTCTGACTGACGTAGTTTTCTTTTCCAGATACCTATGTCATAATCATTCTTTTCTAAATCAATCTGGATAAATCCAGCATCAATTTCATCTCCACCTTCTGCTTCTAAATTTTGAAGAGTACGAATGAATTTCTTTCTTAATAATTCTGCTTTTCTAAGACTATGCCTGTTTTCTATGTAAGCATGATACCTAGTTTCTAACTCCATCAATGCCTGACGAACTTTTCTCCATGGAGTCAACTGCTGATCAACAACAAAATGTTGACTTTGGTATTCAGTCATACCGCTATTGAAGCGCATACAACCTTCTAAGATATCAAAATCTTCCTTTGAGAAATCAAATTCCTCAACGAAAGACTTAGCTAAACTTATCTCTCCAGTATCAGAACTGACTATGTTATTAACATCAGCAATGATATCTGATAACTCTGCGTTATAGGATAATCTAGAATTTTTTGGATCTCTGTTACTTAATTCAGAACTTAAAGACATATGCGTCTACCTCATACTCTGGTTTACGATCCCAGTCAGTATCAGATATAGTGCGACCCATTTCAATTGCCTGAAATTGAGGCATCATAATACCGATGTGATCTTCATATAATATATTTAGGTCCCATACAGTATCGGCATCTTCAAACTTTTTCTTAAGTTGTTGATACGTAACAAGCATGGTAGACAGATTATCCTCGTAAGATTCTGCCTTAGTTAAAATTTTATTAGATAGATCTGTTTTATCCAAACCTCTTTGAGTAGCAAGATAATCAAGGAACGGTGTCTTACTTCCATTCTTTCCTTTTTCTCTCAACCATTCTCTTGCTTCATGCTTTTGTATTTCCCAAGAAGCAGTTTCTAATTCTGTTGTGTCTCTTAGATTTTTAATCCTTACATTAAACTCATCATCAATAATCTCTATAGCAAAGAGAGTCATAAAATCAGTAATTTCTTTTTTGATTTCATCTGTCAATTCTACTGGTACTTTAAGAACACCACCAGCAGGAGTCCATGCTTGAGCAACACCTTGTTGGTTAACAGTTGCCATAACCTTACCATAAGGTCTAATCTCTGAGAAGAAGTTAGATCCATTTAGTGCTTGCTGTTTGGTAACTTCCTTATACTTATGTTCCCACTCTTTAGAGATAACTTGGAAGATGTTTTCACTTACTTCTACACATGCAAAATGCATCAACGAAAATATTTCGTTGTAATGAAGTCTTGAATCAGCAGTCTCAGCAATATTGACATACTGCTCAGGCTTGATTTCTTTTTCGTTGAGGATTAAGTATCTCATTTTTATTGTGCGTATCTAGCTGTGACAGATGCAGATGCTGAACAGCAACCACCTGATGATTGTCCATAATGTCCTTTGGGTCTTGTAGAAGCACCCATATTAGTCTCAACGTCAGTTGAATAATCCCACTTAGTAGTATGGTTGTTCTGCTGACCGTCATATTGTCCCATCATATAACCCCAGTCCTGACCCATCATCATGTTCTCTTCTCCATAAGAACGAACCTTAGATCCATTCTTAATACCAGATCCTGAAGAACCATTGTACTTAGTCCAAGGAGTTGTAACGTTGTTACCAGTTCCGCAATAGAAGTGACCCCATTTAGAAGGAAGTGGTTTACAAACTCCGTCAGGAGCAGCAGATGAAGACCAACCACCCCAACTATCGTTAGAATGATTACAGTAATATCTGTTACCTGAGAATGAAGCCCATGTTCTATCTTCATCAGCACATGAAGCAGTATGGTCATTACCAGAAGGTGAGTTACCTGCCTGATACATGATCTCTGAAGGGAAGTGTAACTTACCTACAGCAGAGTTACCTCCACCTAAGTTGTATCCATGCTGTTGTTTTTGTGCAGATGCACATGAGTTTCTGTCTCTGTTAACAGGCATGTTCCAACCACCAACAGTACCATAACCCATGATTCCTCTTGGGTCATCTCCTTCCCAACCGTAGTTGTGAGGTGAATATGTACCACCACCAGGGTTACTACCTGATGTACCAAACATTCGTCTCATTCCAGTATGGAGGTTGATTGAAGATGTATGGTTTGATGATCCAGTGAATGAGTTAACACATCCATGACCATAACCGAAGTAATCACTCCAAGTAACGTCAGCGTATGTTAATGCTCTGTCAATTTGCTCACCACAATAGAAAGTAACGTCTGTAGCGTGCCAAGTTTTGTTTACTGTTCTCCATGGATTAGATCCTTTGTATCCAGCAACCAAGTAACCATGTGTGATTAAACTTCTATATCTGAATCCTGTTAAGGGTGAAGAAACAGCATTGTTCTGTCCAGGATATGCCCAGAAAGTTCCGTTCTCTCCATCAGATACCAGATAAGCACCTCTCGTCTCATTAGTTGCTCCTGGTACACCACCTCCTACGTCATCCCATTCAGAACCATTCCAAATTTGTGCTTTCGCATCTGAAGAGTTCCAAATCATCTGACCTATATTAGGAGATGCAGGTCTACTGCCACTGGCAAACGACGGCAACTTCAAACCCTGAGTTTGAAGTGACGCATTACCTGTAACAACAGTTCCAACTGTTAACTGAGACATGATTACCTATTAATCTTAATTGTATTTATGACTTAGGGTATTTATCTTTGACAGCAGCGACAGATTGATACCACTGACCGTCTTTTCCAGGAACTACCCCTAGTTCCATATCATGCCAAAGTTTATCAAGTTGTTCCTCGATTTGCTCATATTCAAATTTTCTTTTGAAATCATATGTAGGTTCAACCAACTGGCGTTTAATAACTTGTTGGGTTTGAGTATCCCAAATAAAATCAGGAGCCTGTAAACCATCATCATCTAATTTATCATAAGGTCCATTTACCCACTCAAAATCTTCATGAGTTTCAAATGTAGGCGCATTTGAATCTTGTATCTGTTGTACAGTTCCACTTTTTTTATGTACTAATGAAATATATGCCATTTTTATTAACTGTAATTGTATACAATAACGCAACCAGCACCGCCGTTGCTGTTGTTATGAGCGAAACTATTCTGTGAATAGTATCCATGACCACCACCAGAACCCCACTGACCATGAGTAACTTCCTCTTGGTTGTTATAATAATGGTGTGAAGAACCAGCTTTGTGCCAGAAACTAGAACCAGCAACTCCTTCATTGTTTGAACCGTGAGTCATTTCACCACCGCCGCCAGGTAAGTTTATATCACCACCTGAAGCATTTCCACCAGGTCCGCCCTGATGAGGGTTATCTGATTGACCACCTTGTCCACCACCAGCAGTACAGTAAGATCCAAAGGAAGATGTACCTCCTGAACCACCTCTACCACCGTTACGAGCATAACCTCCTCCTCCACCATATGTGTAGTTAACAGAGTTTACACTAGAAACATCAATCCATTTGATAGCAGTAGCTCCACCGCCACCTCCAGCACCACGATAAGAGTTGTCATTAACTCTGGCCCCGCCACCACCACCAGTTACATAAACTAAGACGTGACTACATCCAGAGGGTTTTGTCCAAGTACCTGAACCACCACTGGTGGATTTAGAGTTCCAAGTACCATTCTGTGAGGTATAAACATTCATACCCAACATTGACCCAGTAGATGCCATTGCAGTATAACTGCTTCCATTCCACAGTCTCAAATCATCATTTTGCAGATCCATTATATTAACTCCTGCGGAGTTTTGGATCTGGTCTACTTTTAATATTCCAGCCATATTTCCTCGTTATACGATAGCCCAGTTACCACCACTATTTATAGTGACCGTGTAACCGTTTGCAATTGTGATCGGACCTGCACTGACACAGTTTGTGTTAGCAGGTATTGTTACGTTTTCAGAAACTGTGTTTCTGTTAGCCTTAAAGACTCCGTAAGTATCTATCCACATCTTATCACCATTGATATAACCAATGCCTTCAAAGTTAGAAGTACCACCAACATGTAAATCATATGATGGGTTTGCTTTGTTTATACCAACCTTAGATATTCTATGGATATCATTTCCGTTAGAAGATTCTGTCCAACGTGACGTAACGAATTCAGCATTGTTCTGGAAGAACTGACCGTTAAGGTTCATATCACCTTGTACGGTTAACTGATAAGTTCTTGCAGTGTTGTTGTTTGGATCAGTACCAGAGTTTGTAGTAGTGTTAATAGAAACTCTATTGTTACTACCATCAATAGCAATTGCTGGTGTAGTATTCCAAGTTGTTCCACCATTGTTGGTAGATGCTTGGATTGTAAAGTAATCATTAGCTACTGTCTGGTTACTAATTACAAAGTTTCTATAAGACGAAGCACCACGGAAGTTTATTCTTGCACCAGAGTTATCATCATCCTGATCAATGTTAAGTGTACCAGTAATCATTGCAGTACCAGCAACTTCTAATGCGAAGTCTGGTTCACGGTTAATACCAACACCTAAGTTTCTAGATGCGATAATATCACCAACAACACGGAACGCTAGTTCTGCTTCAGTACCTTCTACTGTGAAAGTATTTCCATACTCACTGTTAGGTGATTGACCATCAGAATGATTGTATCTAATAGTACCAACTTGAGAGAAGTCAGAAACATCGGAGAATCTAATTCTTGCACCTGTAGCAATAGCATTGGTTGCTGATTTAAGGAATATACCTTCATCACTACGAAGATCAAGAGCAGCAGAAGGAGAAGTACCTACGTTAATACCAACTCTATTAGCACTTGCATCAACAAATAGAACTCCAGCATCAACATTCAAATCATTACTTAGAGTTGTAACTCCAGTAACACCAACTGTACCACCGATACTTAAGTTAGAAGATCCACCAGCAAGTGTTAGTGAACCAGTCATGGTATCACCAGTCTTCAATACGTTAAGTGATGCAGCACCTGATAATGAACCAGTAATAGTACCAGCAGAGAAGTTACCTGAACCATCTCTCTTAACAGCAGTGTTCGCAATATTATTGACTTGGAAAGTAATGTTACCTGCGTTCCATACAGTAGAACCATTAACTTCTAAACCGTCAGCATTAGCAACTTTAACTTCTAATGTACCAGAACCATCAGTTGTAGTACCACCAGCAGCAATCAAAGCAACGTTATAGTTTGATGCAGCAGATGCAGAAGAGTTGAAGTAAACAGCAGGACTAGATGCCTGACCATCCTTTCTACCAAGTCTTAGTTTTGCAGTACCAGAATCACTCTCAAGTCTAGTTACCTCGAAGGTATTATCATCTTCAATAGTGAAGTCTTGGAATGGAACTCTGTTACTTGCAGTACCAATTGTTAGAGCACCAGTAAAGTTACCAGAAGTTAATCTACCAATTAGAATACTGTAATCATTGAAGTTATCATTAACGTCATCGTTAATAGTAATAGCATCAATCGTGAAACTACCAACTGCCTGTGCGTTAGCATTGTATAGGTTAACTGGGTTACCTGGTGTGAATGGTGAACTGTTAAGGATTAAACCTTGTACATAAATCTGATACTTAGCATCACCATTAAATGTCTTGACTACTAATCTATCTTGATAAGATCTAGGACTAATGAATCCTGGTAGTCTGTTATCAGACATAATACCAGAGTTCAAGTTGTAAGCATTCTGATACCAATCACCTTGTCTATTATCTAATCTGTCAGCATCAAGATCTGAATCTACACCATCGTTAAGTGATGTCCAAACCTTACCCCATGAACCGAATGTAGAAACACCTGTACCAGAACCTCTCATCCACATGTTGTCATTATCTGTGAATGCAAGTTGTCTAATACCACCGTAAGTAGCATCGAAACCAGAACCACCATTTCTGATAGTCATAACTAGGTTTCTAGTACCACCATCTGAAAGACTGTTAGCACTGTTGAATACTGTGTTAGCGATAACACCTTCAACGAAGTTATTTGGAGCAGGGTTTGATGTAGGGTTGTTAGTACCTGTTACCAAACGAATTGTATTCTGAGATGAACCAGAAATACTAATGTTATATGTACCAGATAATCTATCAGTTGGTAATGTACCAGCATTCTGGTAACTGGAGTTTAGATAGTATGCACCCTGAGCACCATCTAGAAGGTCAGCATCTAATCCACTGTCAGCACCAGTTTTAAGTACAACAGAACCATTACCTGCTAAACCAATATCAAATTGTGATTTCTTATATCTCGAAACACCAATAGTACCGTAGAGGTCAGCAGAAATTGTTTGATCTGTAACTCTCTGAACGTCAATAGCAACGTTAGCATACTGTCTATTAACAGTACTTACCTTAGCCTCTAATACAAGACCAGATCCAGTACCTATTGCTGTTGGAGCAACTGTAATTGAGAAGTCAGCACTATATCCTGAACCACCGTTAGTTACAGTTACATCAGTTACTGCGTTACCAGATACAACAAAGTTTGCCTTTAGATCAACACCTGATCCACCTGTTAGTGGTACATCATAGTATTGACCATTAGTGTATCCAGAACCAGCATTAGAAATAATAACGTCATCAACAAAGTTACCTTGAGTATATGTTGACTCGAAGGTTACTGGAGAAGCACCCCTTTCAAATTCAATAATCGTACCAGAAGCAATAGTCTGGTTTATTGGGTTGTTGATTGCAACTGTAGTTAATCCACCAGCAGTTACAATACCTGTAATATTTGTGTTTGCCTGTATTCCATTAACAGTGTTCTTAACTTCATGACCAATCAGAGCATTCTGGTTTGTCTGGAATATTAGTGAGTTAGTTCCACTAGTTGCCTGTGAATATAACTGAGCGAAGTATCTATTTTCTGCACCCTTAATTGATTGCATTGCAAGTGCATAGTTCTGGTCTCCTCTTAAGAATGTGAAGGAGTTAGCAGAACCACCTGATGCCAATCTATCTGTTTCAATAACACCAGATGTAATATCAGCAGCAGCAATTTGGTTAGTAGATAGTGATACCCAGTTAGCAGCAAGAGTACAAGATGTGTTTACAACACGGTTGATATTAACTGTTGTAGCAGTTGGTGTTGTACTATCATCAAATGTATCAGTATCTTCAATTTTAATCTTGTTAACAATAGTACCATACAATCTACTTTCAATTAAGCAGTTACCCTGTGCTTGTGTTCCAGCTCCTGGAGGAGCAGCAAATGTAATTGTTGGAGCAGTAGTATATCCTTTACCACCAACGTATCCATTAAAGTCAACGATAGTAGCAGTAACAACTTCACCGTTAGCAATAGTACATGTAACAGAAGCAGCAACCGCACCACCACCAGGATTACCTCCTGAAACTGTGACAGCAGGAGCAACTGTATATCCAGAACCAGAGTTAGTAACGTTTACTGTATAAACAACACCAGTTCTATATTCAGTAGACTGAATACGACCACCAGATACACTACCTTCAAATATATCTCCGATAGTAAATGCTAAGTTGGAATCGAATGAGAATCCTAAGAACAGACTTGTTAGGTCATTGTTCAAGATGAATGACTGTGATGTATCCTGCTGAATCGCAATGTCACCAGCAAGAGCACCTTCTAGTGCTAATCTTTCTGGTTCGTCAGCAACAGTGTAAACACTGAATGGTCTCAAAGCAGGAATCTGGTCAACAGATATCTTACCTGAGTCTGTTAGTTCAACCAATGCTCTAGGAACAGCGTTCGTAGAGTATGGCTTGTTAATGAATGGACCTAAGTTATTTGTAATGTAATCTTTAACTGCCTTCTGAGTAGGTAGTTTAGAGTCAGATGCGTTTGCACCACCCAATGTGTTGGAGTCATCGAATCCAGTAACAACAACGTCACCACCTTTAAGTTTCAAGAATTCAACTTCAGAGATCGTAACCGTACCAGTGAAGGTAATGTTACCAGTTCTGTTCTCAATTCTAGCGAATGTACCAACCTTGAAGTCTCCTAGTTCGTCAGTACCAGAGACATATACACGACCATAATTCTGTGATACCTGTTCGTTTGCTTCGATCTTAGTACCACCGTTCTCAGGTAGAGCAAGGTAGTTAGTACCAGATCCAGCAAATTCCCATGTATGAGATGAGGAGTTAACAATAGATGGTCTGTGTAGGTTGATAGTCTTACCAACTAATACACTTGTTGCAACAGCGTTACAAGTAGCAACATCGGTAAGATCCATTGCTCCACCAG